ATGCAGAAGAGATCCGGAAGACCTATGCGTATATGGCGGATCAGATTCAGAAGGAAATCGATGGATTTTACGCAAAATACGCCAATGCTGAGAAGATTTCGCTGGCAGAAGCAAAGAGAAGGGTTTCCAAGCTCGATATCGAAGAGTATGGCAGGAAAGCGGCGAAATACGTCAAAGAAAAAGATTTTTCCGACCAGGCGAATGAAGAGATGCGGCTGTACAATGCAACCATGAAGATCAACCGTCTGGAACTGCTGAAAGCCAATATCGGGCTGGAAA